ACCAGAATCTCCAAGACCCTCTTGTTGTGCCAACGGATGATAGTACCGTTGCTGGTGTGAACACTGGTACTACTGTGACAGATGTCGCTAAAGGCGGTAAGCCTTTCATTGCGTCTAAGTATCATGACTATTTTACGTCGGCGCTCCCTTCTCCGCAGAAAGGCCCGGATGTAACGATTCCTGTTGCTCAGGCTGGTAGTTATCCGGTTGTAGCTTTGAAGAATGTTAATAACAATTCTTTAAATACTGGCCCTTTGATTTTCGGTGATTTTAATGGCAATAGTGGTGTAACTGTTTCACGTCCCTTCTCTTCTTTAAATTCTCCTTCTGCGCAAGCGGATACTTCTCTTGTTTGGAGTCATTCTTATAATGGTGCAGTTCCTTCAAATTTGATGGCTGTTGCTGATGGTAATGCCGCTTCCGCTACTATCAATCAGTTGCGTCTTGCTTTCCAGATTCAGAAGTTCTATGAACAACAGGCCCGTGGCGGTTCTCGTTATACTGAGGTTGTTCGCTCTTTCTTTGGTGTAACGTCTCCTGACGCTCGGTTACAGCGTCCTGAATATCTCGGTGGTAATCGTGTTCCCATCAATGTAAATCAGATCGTTCAGCAGTCTGGTACGGAATCTACTGGCACTCCCCAAGGTACTGTTGTTGGTCAGTCTCTTACCACTGATCGACATTCTGATTTTACGAAGTCCTTTACTGAACACGGTTTGATCATCGGTGTTATGGTTGCCCGGTATGACCACACTTATCAGCAGGGTCTTAACCGCCTTTGGTCTCGTAAGGATAAGTTTGATTTCTACTGGCCTGTTTTTGCGAATATTGGCGAACAGGCTATTAAGAACAAGGAAATCTTTGCACAAGGTAACGACAAGGATAACGAAGTTTTTGGCTATCAAGAAGCTTGGGCTGAGTATCGCTACAAGCCTAATATGGTAACAGGTGAAATGAGGTCTGCGTATGCTCAAAGCCTTGATGTATGGCACTTGGCTGATGATTACAAGCAGTTGCCTACTCTCTCCGACGCATGGATCAAAGAGGACAAATCTAACCTTGATCGTGTTTTGGCTGTCGCAAGTAGTGTTTCTAATCAGTTTTTCGCAGATATCTACGTGAAGAACTATTGCACCCGGCCTATGCCCATGTATAGTGTCCCTGGTCTAATCGATCATCATTGATTTATAGGGGGGCTATTGCCCCCCTTGTTTTTTGAAAGGAGTATGATATAATGGCATTTGGCACTACTACTTCGGCTTATGAAATGGATGGTGTTGGAGTTGTTCCATATAACGGTGTTCAACGTGAACGAAGTTCGGCTTCTGGTGCTATGAATAGTGCCGCCGATCAGATTTCCCGTTTACAGGGTATTGCTCAAGCAAATAATGCTTTTAACGCTTCTCAAG